GCTTGGGGTACTATTACAGCCAATGCTAACGACATTATCGAATATAACGGAACTAATTGGGAAGTTGTCTTTGATAGTAAAAACGCTACTACTGTTGAGTTTGTCACTAACATCACATCCGGTGTTCAATATCGATTTGCTGATGGACAATGGATGAAGAGTTATGAGGGTTGGTATGATGAAGGTGATTATTCTATCGTTATCTAATACTAAGATAAATTAGTGTATGAATAAAATAGAGAATACTTCTGCCGGGGTATTCTTCTATGCTAAAACGACAAACAGATTTTTGTTTCTATTACGCAATGATGAAAAGAACCCAGGCAACTGGGGAATCCCTGGTGGTAAAATAGAAAAAGGTGAATCATTACTTGAGGGTATTGAGCGTGAATGTATTGAGGAGATTGGAACATTTCCTGCGAACACTAAACTCGTGCCTATTCAAAAGTTCGTCAACAACACATTTACATACCATACATTCTTTAGTGTTGTAGATGAAGAATTCATTCCTACACTGAATGATGAACATTGCGGGTACTGCTGGACACCGTATGACTTTTACCCTAAGCCATTACATCCCGGATTGTTTAACACAATCAACTTTGATGTGGTGCAAAACAAACTAAATCAACTAATAAAAAAAGCCGCATAAAGCGGCTTTTTTGTTGAGCTTAAAATATTAAGCGTTTGCAACTTGAACGATTGAACCAGTTGCAGCAGCAAAACCCCATTGAGCAACAGCACCGTTTGCGTGTACCCAATTTTGTTGACCGTTTTGTTGTTTAGCAATCAATGTAGCTTTCTTAGCTGTCAACTTAGTAACGAAGTAAGTGTTACCACGTGCATCAGTAGCAATGATAGACATGTAACCGTTTGATAAGTTGCTAGAAGCTACTAATTGACAAACACCAGTACGAGTACCGTCTGTTACTTTGAAACGGCGTGCACCCTTTTGACTGATAATGTCAACTGTTGTATCTGAACCACCTGCTAATTGAGCAGTAGCTACGATAGCATTTTCTTGGTTAGTACCAGCATTGTCGTTGTTGTTAGTAGCACCTGAATCAGTAGTCAATACTGATGTACCAGTAGCTGCGCCAGCACTGAATGTAGGAGCTGCATCTGCAGGGTTTACATAACCAGAACCCTTTTGTGTGATAGCAACTGACTTAACACCGTAAGTGATAGTCAATGTAGCACCTGTTCCACCTGCTGGAGAAACTGTTGTTGCTTTTGCGCCACCAGAGATACTAGTGTAATCACCTTCGGTATCAACTGTAACATCACCAACACCCCAAGCAGTAAAGTTAACTTGCAAACCAGTACCGTTCCAGTCTTGACCAGCAGCAACTTGTGTACGTGTCAAACCAGTAGTGTTACCTGGCAATGCACCTGATGTCCATAGACCACCATTGACGATAGTAACTGCTGTCGCTACACCTGCGTTTGCTGCGGTAACACGAACTCTGATTGGAGTTGCAAAACCTAAACCTGAGAATGTATACTCATCACCCACGTCAACTGCTGAACCACCGTTGTTCAAAGTGATACCAACTGCTGTCAAACCGATAACAGTGAATGTACCAGGAGTACCTGCTGCGCCAGTTTGCGTTAATGTGTCATCTAAGTTATAACCAGTACCTGCAGTAGTAACAACTGCTGCGGTTGCTTTACCGTGAACTGCTCCAGTAGCTTGTACGCCACCTGGAATTTGTGGAGTTGAGAAACTAACTGTTGGCAATGCTGATGTATATGAACCTGCGCCAGTGATAGTAACTGATCCTACGCCTTCGCCACCGATGTTGTTGTCAGATGAACCGTTTGTACCGATGTTACGGTTACCGAATAATTTTTTATGTAATGGACGTCCCATTTTGTTTTCCTTTGTTTGACGTTCTAGGTCTACGCAGAGGGATTCTGCATAAATTACGTGAACAAAGTATTTATCAAACTTGGTTCATTGTAACGTGATATACATTACCTGATGATGTTTCAGTGAAGTATACGCCATTTGCATTGGCATGCATAGTGAAGAAGCCACTAATAGATGGGGTGTCAGACCAAGATACGTTACCTGTACCGTCAGTAGTGAGGACTTGTCCATCACTACCGCCTGTAATAGATACACGGTCAATTGGTAAACTTAAAGATCCTGAACCCTGCGAGAAGTCAATCTTACAGTTAGGACTGTTAGTTAAAATTTCAGTGTTCGTTGGTTGATTGCCATCAGGTGGAACCCAAGCAGGATCGTTACCGATAAAAACTCGCTGTTCGTCGGCAGCAAAACCAATTTCCCCAATGTCTAATTGAGGTAATTCTGATACTGAGCCAGTTCTGTGAATGATTTTTGAAATTTGTACGATTGCCATAGTATATCTCTTTGATATACTATTTATCGTAAGTTTAAATGAACTGGGTGTAGAATTGCTCTAGTTTCTTGTACCATTCATTTTGATACTTGTCAAACTCGGTGCCTTCTATGATGAACTCTTGGTAAATAGCGTTCGGATCGCACATGAAAATGACTCCTTTGCGGATTTTTGTTCCATGTAACTCATTATGAGCTGTTGCGTAAGCTGCAAGTTGGATAAAGTAGTCATCAATCCACTCTCGTTTCTTGGGCTTATTAGTTTGTTTATGATCCATGATAGATTCACTACCATCATGGACACCGACCAAGTCAGTTGTTCCAGCATACACTTCAGGGAAGTATAGAGGGACTTCAGTTCCCCAGAATTCACTACAGTTGATAAGACCTTGTTGGATAATCGAGTTAGCCATTGTGTGACTTTGTATCGAATAGGGGTTTGATCCTGATGCACTTAGTTCACCTGTCTTAATGTAATCTTCTAAAAACTTGTGCATTCTAGTGCCACGACTAGCTGCCTCTGTTGTAATCTCTTGAGCACGTTTGTGACCCACTGACCTACGCCAGTTAGCTAATGCTTCTTGTTTTTCTTTGGGTTGTGTAGCAGATAAGATTGTCGTAACTGATGGTAGTTTGTTTCCATCTGGAGTAGCGTAACGTCTGCCTTCGGGGGTGTCTACTCGTTTGATTTCTTCGTAGACATATTTGTTTGGTATGTACATATGGAAATTGTACTACAAATTTCTTCGTAGTACAATCTGTTTGGTTAACTTAATTTGCTTGCTTGTTTGCTTGCCATTGATTGACGAATCTTTTCATTTTCGTCAGGTCCGGGTTCTTCGAACTCACCGTGTTGACCTTTGAATACAACTTGCTTATCTTCAATGTCTTGAATGATGTTAACAAGCGGTTCTTTTTTGATGATGTCAAAAATATCACCTTCGTCTATTGAAACACCGTTTGAACGTAATATTTCAATAAACTCGTCAAGTGGCATGGGTTCGTTGCTATTAGATTTTAACTGAGTAGCAACGCCTGCCAACTTGACTCTTAGCGGATCATCGTCCGCAAATTCGAACAAACGCATATTAACGTGTTGCGCGGCCTACGCTTGATAGTTCTTCTGGCTCTTCTTCGGGCATTTCTGCACCTAAGTCTTCACCGCCCAAGTCAGCAGACATTTCATCACCCATTGCAGGTTCTTCAACAGAAACGTCAGACATGTCACCTGCCATATCACCCATGCCCATGTCGCTTGCACCTGAGCCAGTGATAACAGCTAATGCACCTGTTAGCCCAGTCTTAGAACCAGTCAATGCAGCTTGCAATGAAGTCAATGCTTGAGTTACTTGGTCTTGGAATTGTTGACCTTCTGATGTGCCAACTTCTGAGTTAACACCGTCAACAACTGCTGGTAGTTCTTTAACTAACATGTCAGATACTTGCTCAATCATTTTTTGCATTGAGTCAACCATTTCTTGAGCAGCCAAGATAACTTGCGACTTCTCAACTTGCTCGTTTTCTACAACGATACGTTGGTTGTACATTGGTTGAGCCTTCAACTCACCGTAGTGATGAGCTAGAGTCTGTTCCATGAACAATGCTTTTAAGTAAGCTGGGTTTTGCTCACTTGAGTGTGCAACGCTTGAAGATTTCATCTCGGCAACCAAACTGCGAACTTTGGTCAACATTTTGCGTGTTGAAGCCAAGTCTAGCTTAGATGTGTCGATTTCTGTGTTGAAATGCTCTTTTAATGCTTTAGCAGAAGTTTGAGATTTCTTTAGGTTAAATTCGTTAAGTTTCATGGTTTTTCCTAGAGTACTAATAATGTATTTATCATTATTAAAATTATTTTACGGCCTGCTTGAACTGAGAATATTGCCAGTTTTTCGCATTCGTTATATATCTATTTAACTCGGTTGTGACCCGAGATTTCTTTAGCTTATCTTCTTGAATCTTAGCTGAGTAAATCAGCTTTTTCTCCATATCAGATGCTTTGTTGTACATATTCTGATGAATCGACAGGTCTACTGATGCCCCTTCGAGTAACTTGTCAAGTAACAACACGCGGTTTGCATCGCCATATGTCCCCCGCTTGTCTAAACTAGCCCATGTGACGGCATGTTTCAGGGTGTTGAATGTCTCAGATGATCCGGTTCCTATTTTACTGACAATGAATCTACCATTTTCGGGTTTTATGAAATATTGCCCGTATAATTCGTATCCACCGTCAATGTTGATAATTAGATACTTCTCTAGGTCTTGTAAGTCGTTCGACTTTATAACCCGCTTTAGGGTATCAAACACATTTTTCTTAGCCATTTGAAATTACCTCAAAATGAATGTTCTTTAGTTCTGGGCTAGTATCCAAGAAGTCGGGTAGCTTGTCCCATTCTCTTCCTGTCTTAATCATAGGTACACCATCACAGTCGTCTAGTAAATGACCAAGCGTATCTATCCCGTTATCAAATATATTGTTCTTCTCAATATCAAAATCAAAAGTCCAATAGTTCTGAGGTTCTGACCCTTCGAACAAGAATCCAAATATTTGTTCTTTGTCAAAGTCTACTTCTTTTACAGCTGGAGTAGACGGACTTTCAGGTTGGCATCTGATAGATATGATTTGCAATACTGTATCGAAATTTGTCTGTGCGTTTCTTTTTACTTCCCACTCTTTATGTTGCATTGGGGTAAAATTAATTGATGGTCGACGGCTAACTGACGCAGTGTGCGTGATATCAAATAGCGTGTAGCATCTTATTCTATAACTCATTACGATATTTATAGATGTAGGAAAGCCCGAGATAATATCGGGCTTTGTATTACTCGTTAGAACCTAAATTGATATTAGGATTGTCATCAGCAGGATGCTGTTGAACTGGTTTCTTACCTGTCACTAGTTGCTTAACAAATGCGGCATAGTGAGTTGGAGAAACTTTGTTTAGTACGTTTAATGCATCACGGCAAATTGCTTGCAAGTCATCAACATTGCCTGCACTAGCCATCATTTCAATTTTATCCATGATACCATCAGTGTTTGTTGACAAATCATCAGGCTTGCCAGTCGTACTCTTAACCGCATTTTGTTGATGTACTGGTTGCTTATTGGCTATAGAACTCCCACCGCGATTTTGAATACCAATCTGATATAAAACACTTGAAATCTTTTTAGAGTCACTTGTTCTAACTGCTGCATCCAACGCTGTTTGTTGTTGCGGAGTCAACGGACCCCAGTTGTTTTGTTTAACAACTGACGCCAAATAGTCATCTGGATTAAACGCACCAGAATCATCATTAGCCATTGCATCATACTGGGCTGCAAATTTTTTAATAAAATTATCTCTAGCAACACCTGTCTTAACCGCATCTGACCCGCCCAAGCCGGTCATATTAAATAGACCCTTACGGAATCCCCCTGGCACTGATGCTTCAGTAATTAGTTCTTTAATTCTCATCGTCTTTCCTGATACTCTTTGAGAATCTACTAGTATCGCGGGCTTTGATAGCACGTAATAGTTTACGTTCTAATACAGCGGCCTTCTCCTCATCATAGTGTTTACCAATCATTTCTAATAAATTGATGGCACTTGTAATGATGTTGTTGGCTCTGGATTCAATGATATGTTTAGTATCACGATTTTGCCCAAGGGCTTCGAGTTCTTCCAAAAGGCTGCGTGTATTGCGTTTCATAAGATTATAGATTCCTATTAAGTATTTATCGCTTTAGACTATTAAGCATTGCTTTCAACTTCGCACCCTGAACGTCTGCTACTACTTTCTTTTCTACCGGTTCTAAAACTTCCCCTGTAGACTGGTCGATAATAGGCTCGGATGAAACGATTGTAGACTGTGGCTTTAATTGACTCAAAATTTGATTTGGGCTCGGTTGCTGTCTATACTTTGCTTGTTGCTCACCATAGCCCTCAGGATCATCGTCAGTAATACGCATAGTTTCGATATTGTATGTCAAATCAATCTTTTGACCAACACCAGTCGAACTACGTGATTTCATACATTGAATCTGATAGACACCACGCTCACGCATCGCACGACTTGTAAAGATACCGAATACGTTATCCGCTGTGTTAATCTTTGAGATACCACCTGCAATGTGACTGTGGTCAAACTCAACTTCTTCAACAGCACTACGGTTCAACTGTGACGCTGTAACTAACAAGACTCCTAGTTCTTTCGCTAAGTTTCTTAATTCTTCTGAAACGTACTTGTCTTTAATGAACTGGTCGTTGGGGTTAACTTTAACAGAGACTGGCATAACCAAGTCTAAGTAGTCAACCATTACAAAGTCAACTTTGATTCCTGTTTGAATCTGTACTTCTTTCAAGTAAGCACGAATGTCGTTAACGTTTGATTGAGCAGGCATTGCTTTGACACGATATTGACCTGCTTTCTTTGAAACCATCTTAACTTTAAGTTCAGTAGTATCAATGTCTTTACGAATGTCTTTTGTGCTCATTGCAGTTAACATCGCATCACTACGCAAACAAGTTAGTTCTTCTGACAATTCAAGTGATACATACACACCACTCATACCTTGTTGCAACCAGTTCAATGCTAAGTTCATCATAACAAGTGACTTACCTGAACCTGAGCCACCTGCAAAGATGTTCAATTCACCGCGACTGAAACCTCCATACAATAGTTTATCAAGTTGAGGCCAGCCTGTTGAAACTTGTCCACCTGCATTAAAGTATTTGTTGATACGTGCTTTGGGGTCAGCAAAATAATCCGTACCCATGTCTTTTTGTAGACTGATTTGAACAGCGTCTTTGATTAGTTTTTCAACAGGACCATAATCACCTTTCTCAAGCATGTCGGCTGCTTTCAAAATCGCACGTTCTAGTTCTTGTCGTTTTGTGAACTTTTCAAATTCTTCTAAGAACTTATCAGTGTGACCTTGAGTAATGCCTTCTAATGGTTGTAAGTCAACACCAGTTGATGCTCTGATTAGTTCAGGTTCTGGGATAGAACTATACTGTTCGGCGCTTTCTTTAAACGCTTCTACTACTGGTCTTAATGTCTTGTCAAAATTCTCTGGGTTAATGATGTTAGCCACACGTGTGTATAGTTGAGCATCCGTCAACATCATTCTCAGAAACCACTTTTGGACTTCTGTTGTATATTCTATTTTATAATCCGATTTGTTTACCAATTTTCTTCCTCTGCAATTCTACTTTAATTTTACTATTAGTTGCACTTTGAAGTATAGACAATAAGGTAGGTAGTTTCCCGTATCTTACTACTGCATCGTTTGTATCTTTAACATCTGGCTCCCAGTTAGGCAAGCTAACTTTATAACCCAATTCTAATGCTCTATCACACATCTTTAAACCTGTCTTATCTCTATCAGGAACTACGATAATAGGTCTGTTTAATGTGCTGAGGAGTTGTACCTGCTCGTTGCTAATGTCATCGTGCATTACCGCGACACCGTCTATAGCCAAAGCATCAAAAATACCTTCGGTTAGAATACAAACGTTCCAATCAGATTTTTGCGAATCAATGTTGAACACGTAACCTGGTTGTTGTTCGTTAATGTATTTGGGAGTTCTATCATCTAAAAATCTACTCGTATAGCCTACAACTTGTCCTTTATATGTATACGGTATGATGATTCTGTTGCCCATTCTATCGGGCATTGTTGGAGTGACTACAAACGGGAAGTCATCAGTACTTATACTGCGTTTGTGTAGATAATCTGAGAATACTTTGTGTAATGGATTATTCTCATCCAACAACTCTGCTTCTTCAGGTAATGTCTTCTCATTGAAGTTGATAGAGAATGCGTACTTGGGTTTTGAGAAATCTAAAATATCTTTGTATTGTAGACTTTCTAAACTCCAACGTTGAATTTGAATTTTGTCAATACCACACCATTGCAACAAATCACGAGTATATTGTGAAATGGGTCTGCCTAATGAAAAGCTACACTTAAAGCCGCAGTTGAAACAATGATAAGTCCAATCTGCTCCATTGAACTTTAATCCACCTCGACCTCTAATGTCCGGTTTATGCCCAAGATGCCCGCAACAAACAGCGTTGAAACTAAGCCAGCCGCTTACTGTTGTTTTCTTTCTACCTGGGATAATTGATTTAATGTCAAACATACTTGTGTATTATAACACAGTATGTAGTGTAGCACAAGAGAGTTGGTAATTATCTAGCTAATATTTTGCCTACGTTGCCCAATGTACTAGTGAACTTCAAGCGAACGTATGGGTGAAACCCTGTGATAGTGTACATATCGTTTTGGGTAGATTCTAGGTATGTAGCAGTATCACCGATATCATACCAATCACTAGTAGGAACCGTAGAACCTTGTACTGTTACTGCACCACTGAAGCCTGTATAGAATGCTTGGATACTCAATACAGGGTTATAACCTGTGTTGATTACATCACTATAATATTCAACTGTATTGTTGTTTGGTAGTGCATGAGAAGCAACACCGACTTCCATTGCCGGCAAGTGTCTTGGAACGATACCATCTAAAATATCTACTACACCCTTTGCGCCACCGTCACCTGCTACATATACAGGAACATTGAACTGTCCTGCAGGAACTTCTAGTGAATAACGTGCTTTTTGGGCTGTCAATACTTCCATTTCAGAAGCAATTACACGCATCTCCATGATACCAGTTAACGGTAACACTGGGTGCAATGTTGTTTTCATAAGGATTTTAGTCCCGTCATCACTGATGATTCTTAATGTGATTTCTTTGTCTGTTACATCGACTGGCTTTTGCTCTTGATTTAAGAACTGGAATTGAACTACGTTATCCACACCTTTATGTAGAGTTAAGATTTTAGCGTACACGGTATTATATCTCCTAGGTGAATTGCCAACGTTCAACACAACTGTTTGTCTAGGTGTAAATATATAAACTGGGGTTGAGTACACGTTAAAGGCTCCTTATACTCTATTTATGACAAATAAAACATTGGGCAAATCCCAATGATAAATATTCCAAGACGTTACAAATAATAATGATTCCAAACGAATTCTTTAAGAGATTATCAGAAAATCACCCGTTCATTACAGTATGTTCTTATGCTGGGCAAGACTATGTAGGTATTGTCCAAAATAGGGACGATATTGTGACCACTATCTACGACTATGGATCCATTGTAGACCAAGTAATGCGTGAAAAGTTCCTAGAACTAGGGGACATATGGTGGTGGGAATCTAATAGATTAGTTCCAATCAATATGTTCTTAAAAGATGAGTGGTCTATGTTCAAACCCTATCTGAGAACCTTCAATAACAAAAGTTTAACTGTAATTCACGGTCCCACTTGCAGTATGCTAGAACTAGCTAAACGCAAATCAAAGCGCAAATCAATCACCCTCGTCAAACGTCTGTCATAATACCTTGTTTTAGTAGATTCATATGAACAACAACAAGGTTTGCATAGGCAACACTGTGCGACTTCTTAAAATGATAGTCATCAGATTCTTTTTCCCAGACAGATTTCGCCACATCGACCCATGGGAGACCAATGAGATGTTTCTTCGCTGGGCGAATTACCGCCAGAAACATAGCAAGACGAGGAATAGTATTTACAGGCTCAGGCATACGCTGAAGGCTGTTATAGTGATTAGACAAGTGAATTAACTTCTCAACTGTTTGTCTATCTTTCAACATGTCCCAATCAGGTTCTTTCATTAATTCTTGTAAGTGTTGCTCATCACGTACAAAGTTATAGATATGAACATTCAACAAGTCTAACTTAAAATACCCACGGGCTTCTGCCTCAGTGTAATCAATATTTGCCATGCTATTGATTGCATCATATGGTACATCAACGACATGCACCCCGGTTGCGTGTTTGCGAATAGGCGTTACATTACGCATCGCCGCAGGGATATGCTTGATATGTTGAAGAATATTATCACGATTGCCAAAATCGATGTCAATGTCTGATTGAAACTTCATTATCTGTTCCCAGGCATCTCACCGTAGATGTCCATAGCTTCATCATAGTCGGCACAGCCATCAGGTAACCATGGATTGAATTGCTCAAACTCGTATCCCTTTATTTTATCATCAATTCCAAAATGATGAGCAAATGTTTCTGCATCTTTTTTTGATTGGAAAGTAAGCTCAACAGCATCCCTCCCATCATCAAGAGTGCAATCTTCTGCATCTAGTGCTTTAACAGGACCTTTTGACAGATATTTAAATACGGGATGGTTATCCATATTTGACATATAAGAGTCATAGTCTCTTTTATTTTTAAAAATGTATGTTACTGGATATACTTTCATCGGGGTGCAACCAATCCTGCTTTCATCAATTTCATATATGCTTGTTGAACAACAATAGCTTGTCGTTCAGCATCTTCTACCGCCTTATGTGACGTTACATGCCCACCATCTTTCAATTTGACCCCAGCAACTTCCCAAAGAGTTCTTGTATCTCGCATTGACCAGAAGGGCCATGGGATGGGGTTAATTTTGTCTGAGGTTTGTCTCCATGCATGTTCCATAACGACCAAATCGAAGGGAGCACCGTTACTCCAAACAGCACGGCGATTCCAACAAAACTTATAAAGGGT